GGCCCAATCCACACATTGGCCCACATAGCTTCCCATAGCCCAACCAAAGCTGGTGCAATCGCCTATCCCCTGCTTCCAAGGACCGAACGGCTTGCCGTAGACCTGGCGGTGAGCACGGTCTGCAAAGCGATAAAGAAACGTGTCTTGTTGCTTGGCGTTCTGGATGACATCGCGGGCCGCGTCAGAGAACAGCGGCTGGTCGAGCTCTTTGAGAAACGCCTGCGTCCCCTCTGGATCGGGCGTATAGCCGAACTGCCCTTCAACTCGACTGACGACTTTGGTGGTCGCTTGCTGCACAAGCGCCCCGAGAATCGCCATGACGATGAAGAACGTCACCGCCCCTACGGACCAGCGATCATCTTGTGACATCGGCTGCAGCCCTCGACAGGTCACGGAATGCTGAGACCCACGCCGACCGGCTCTCGGGCGTTACAGGACCGCCAGACGACCCCACGGCGTCGTCAAGGAACTTGTGCACGGCGTCACGTACCTGCGGCTGGCGAGCACCAATCGACTCGCCTTTGCACCGCATCTCGCGGGCAGCGATACGCAGGTCATCAAACGCCACGCCCGTTTTGAGGCGCTGGTCGTGTTGGCCGTCGTACTCAATGCAGTCGGCGAGCTCACCGCAGAGAGCAGACATGGTCGCAGCATCTTCTGCCGCAGACGGTCCAATGAACTTGCCACGCAGGCTGAATGCATCCGGCGGCACAGGAGCCGGTTCAGGCGTCGGCGTGCTTGAGCGGCCAGGAATCACGGCGATTCCAGCGGCCACGAGCAGAGCGATCGCCGCCACGACTTTGCCGTCAATTGTCGGCATCTTCGCAGTGGCGTACCACGCTTTCACCTTTTCGGTGAGTTGCTTGCCTAGAAGAACGTAGACGGCAAACCCTACAAGCAGTGCTGTAATCACTTCGTCCTCACGATATTGAGCATGGATTCAATGGCACCGCTGGCGAGTGCGAGAACAAACGCACGCAGAGCAGGCCGCAGCAACGCCCAGGCGGGAAACGCCATGAGCGGCACGCACCTGCTGGCGGTTGTGTCGAACAACGCCGCCACGGCGGTCAGTGCGAGTGCCTTTTTTTCCGGCCCGCTCAATGACGTGACGCGGTCAAGCGTGTCTGTGACTAGGTGCAGAAGCGAGACAAAAAGCTCGCCGAACTCCTGCCACGTAAGGCCATCCGCTGCCGTGCGCCGTGCATCGGCGAGGAATGATGTGACTTGTGCGTCGATGACGGCGACGGCGGATGGTGCATCTTCTGCCATGCCGCCTAGTCTGGCGGTTTAGGTGGCAATCGTGACCGGGTCTGACTCGCCTGACTCTCGGTGCAAAACCAAGGCTATCGCTGCATAGCAGGCAATGTCTTTGAGCGTGTCCTCGACGCCGTCAAACTCGCACCGCCCCCGGCGGAAGAACGCCTTCAGCCGGTGCATCTTGTCCGAGATCCGCAGGATGCAGCCCGCCCATGCTGGCATGTTCACGACATCGGCGCTGCTGCGAATGTTTGAAAGTGCGTCCTCGTCCACGCCGTAGTCCATGGTCTTTCGCATGTGCAGCTGCTTGAGCTCGTCCAGCACCTCGAGGAACTCCCGCGAGCCGGGCCGGATGTCGTCCTGTTTGGCAAGGATGCTGTCACCCGTCCAACGAATATCGTCCGGTGCTGCATCCATTTCTTTCTGTCCCTGCAGAATCCAATCCACCGGCACCGTCTCCTCGGGCTCGACTCGCTCGGCGTGATACTTGGCGGCGCTTGCCTGCGTGATTTTTTTCCAACGTTCCGGTGCTTCGTCAATTGGCGAATGGCATTTGCCACCGTCGCAGCAGCCTTTCGTGTTTCGCATAGCGTCCGCATACTCGCCACCAGCGGCGTCTGTTTCCGCCACGCTCGGCGAGGTGCCAGCCAGGCGGGTCTCCACGGCGGCCCGCAGCTGCGAGTTGGTTTCTTCCAGATTGGTGATTGTGCCTTGCATGCGTTTCCTTTCGATGAGAAGTCGTGCCACGTCTGCCGCGAGTGAGCCTGCCGTTCCGGTCCACTGGCCCTGATAGCGATACGCTCGCTGGCGTGCGTCTGCGAGGTAGTCGTCAGTCAATTCGTACTGCATGCGTCAACGCTTTGCTCGCAGGTCGCGGTCGCAGAACAACGGATAGGCTCGAGTCACTTCTCGTCGTCCGCCGTCAATGATTGCCATGCCTTGGCATGGACGCTCTGGAGAAGCGACACGCTCGGCGTATGGCGAATGACCGATGACGCTGCCGTTGGCGATATAGCGAGCACCGCGCAACCAGCCCCACGAGTGGTAGTGCCCGAATATCGTCAGGTCTGCCTTGCGGCCAGCGTCCCACCTGGCGATAGCCTTGCTTGCTGGCAAGGCCACTCCGTACACACCGCCAGAAAACCTGATGCTGTGACCATGGGTCGTGCGAACTAGAAACCCGTCAAGGTCAACGTACCCGAGATGCCCTTCTGCAATCTGCCACTGCACGTTTTTCTTCTTTTCCTCGCGGGCCAGCGTGAAATACATCATCTGTTCCCACGAGTGGTCTAGCTCTGTGGCGATACGGTTTTTCTCAGTGCTTCTCCCGTGGTTTCCAGCGTTGGTGCATACGATGACAGACTCTGCACTATCAGCGACGGCGTCTATGAAAGCCCGTAGCCTCTCAGCGATCCACCGGGTGGCATTCATTGGCGACAGCTGGGCAACTTCCATGCAGTCTGGGTGAATGTGGCCCGTAATGAAATCGCCGCCCAGCCAGACGAGAACTCGGCGGATGTTGGCTTGATTCCGCTCATGCTCAAGGCAGGCAAGGAACCGATCCTGTAGCTCGTCCATTCGCAATTGACATACGTCAAGTGAGTAATCGTTCTCGCCGTTCACGGTCTCAGGCAGGACGCGCTCCTCGCAATGGACATCCGAGAGCATCAGCACGGCTGTGGCGTCGTGCTTTTTTGCTTTGACAGACTTGGTCAATGGTCGAGATGTCGCCTTGATTCCAGAGAGGCTCGCCAGGGCGTCACCACGATCCCTCTCCCGGTCAATCTGCGTCAAAGCGGACTTGTACCGCCCCTTGAGCGTTGAGAGCTCAGAACGCAAGCGAGCGAGCTCTGCGTCAGCAGCCAGCTGCTGCGAGTGGTCAATATCCTCGGCCACCGTCTCGGCTAATCTCTTGCGAGCCATTCGTCTACTCCTTGACGGCCTACGGAAGAAATGCCTCGCTCACGCAGCTGCGCCGAAATGTGCCTTGCCGCAGTCATGCGTGGCACGCCAAGCCTGCCGGACTTCCACGCGGCCTTGAGCTCTGCCAGTTCGTCTAGGTGTTCTGGTGCGACCCGCTCATACCACGGAGCGTTTCCGTGAATACGTCTCGGCAGAGCGTCAATCACTGCGGCCACGAGGCCGCCGTTTCGGCTTTGTTTCCCCATCGGCTGGCTCCTTCCGTTGCAGGTGAATCCACCCGTCATCGTCTGGAATGCCGCCACCGGCCACGTCGTCCTCTTCCTCGTCGCTGTCAAACGGCGAGATATTCTCGGGCGACTGCGTCTTGGGCTTCGGCTGTGATCGCTGGCGTCCCATGCCACTAGGGTGGCAGGAGTGTCAAGCGTTCCGCCTGGCGTTGCGGATCGCCCGGCGAACTAGCAGGCGGCCGGCAACATCGAGAAACGGCAGGCCTCGAGCTTGGGCCTGTTCGCGGAGCCAGCCGACGATCGTGTCGATATTGCCCTCGCACCAGGCCGTGCCGTTGCGGTCCATCTCGGCGGCCCTAGCGTTACACGAACAGTCCGGCGTAGCGACGATGCCGGCCAGGGCTAGGAGCTTCTTAAGCTCGGTTCCTGGGCCGCCGTCAACTGCCGTCTTTGGGAAATGCTTCAGGCTATCGATCAAAAAAGAATTACCCATAAGAAATATCTACGCTGTCAACCGTAAAGCTAGTCGCAGAAGATTCATAGACAGTAGATAAGAGAGTGTAGCTGTATCTTGTGCCAAACGCCCTAGGAATATTGCTGGCGTCACCAGGGCTACCTGGACGCGGTGTTGTGAACGAGGCAGGAAAAGCAGAAACCCAAGAAAACTGCCCTCCGTCGCACGACGACGCTGGTAAAAAACCATCGCAAAATGTGCCAAGCATATTTTCGTGACCGGGGGAAAAAAATTGGTTTGTATAGCTGGCATATGTTGCACTAAAAGTGCACAGCCTAAAATCAACGACTCCCGCTACGCCTGCCGTCTGATTGAACAATATATCCATTACATTAGTGCCGTTATAATAGCCGCAATACACGCTGCCTCCTTGGTTTTGGAGATACGGTGTAATGCTTTTAGACCACCATCCGTGTGTTAAGTCTTTAGTCAGCACGTGCGTTCCGTTTAGTCGCGCGTAATAACTAACAAAACTAACGTAATACAATGTTCCGTCTGCGTCGTCTTGCCATATACTGTGCCTCACCAAATCACCGCTGGAAGTAATCTTGACGGTTACGCCAGTTATTGCCGCACCATTACAAAGAGACGGCGTGCAGCAATTGCAGTTTTCTGCGACGCTGCCATTTTTTAAAATTATCAAGCCGCTCTTAGTGGCAATGCTGGTCATGTGCATGCCGTCGTATTAAGCCATTTGAGCGCACCGGAAACGGCGCCAAGCACCTGTGTCTTGTTTATGTCAAACCCATCAAGTTGCGTCAGGTCAAAATCCAACAAAATCCACTCGCCGCCAACGAACGATATTGCGCAATCTTTAGATCCTGTTCCGGTGATAGGTGTAAAATAATTTTTTGCCGTGTAGGTGACCGACGAGAATACAGCATCAGTGACCGTTGCAGTGGAACCCTTATCCCAGGGCGCCGTAAACGTACCGCGAATGACTCCTGCTTGGATGCGGATGAGAGCCCAGCTGGAATTTTTCCAAAGGACGTGAGCGCCGGACGCCTTGCCAAGGTCAGCAGCCTTGCACTGCACTACACCTGCGACAGCTACTCGCCCGATTTTCCCTGACTGAATGGGCTCCACCGCCACGCACCAAGACGTCGTGGTTGCAGACGGCGTGCCGCCCGTGAGCACGGGCATGTCCTCAAAGGACGCTGTGGCACCTCCTGTCGATTCAGTAGGCGTGATTTCCACGCCGGTGATCTCAATGATCCCCCAGCGATCAACGCTCACAGACGACTTGCAGTAGGCCCACGTATAAGGCTTGAGAACCGGCGAGCCTTTCACACCGGACGTGCCAGCGTGAGCGCCAAGCACTAGGTCTGCTGCATCCTGTGCACGGTTCCATGCTCGAGCCGAGATAGCACCTCGGATCGGCTGGCCAGGCTCTAGGCGTCCATCAGGGCGAATCATCAGGTCACACCTATGCCAAGTGATGCAAAGTTGGATTCGCCATATACACCGTTGACATACACAAACTCAGGAACTTGAACGAGTTCAGTCGCAACAACGACTGGTTTGTAGAGCACCCACAAATACTCGTGGCCTCTTTTGTTAACACCCGTTATGTTTCCAATCGTTTCGTTTGTGAGGTTTTTTGAAGCAACAAATCGGTATGACAGCGACCACGGCCCATTTCCCTTCTGGTCGTCCCATTCGTGAGATCCTGTGCAGCCCATAAACAAGACTTCACCGGCCTGAAAGCCACGAAACACAGCGTTGTTGGTGGTTCCTGTACAGCCAGCTACACCTCGTATGTAATCGCTCGTGATGTATTTGTCTGGCACATCGTAGTTTTCCTGCCACTGAAGCTGTGGTATGACGACGTCCACTCCGTTGACGCCATTTGAATCTACCGCTATCGCCATTTGGTAGTCAGGCGCTGTAGGCGGATAGGACGTTTGGCTATATGCCTGCGTTAAATGTTGCGTTCCGCCAGTCGTGTCAAACGACCTTGAACGCTTGAGCGGTTCATCGCCGTCTTCGGCACCTTCCTTCTCGTATTGAATCGTCACCTGCCAAGCATCATCGCCGAGGTACGCTACGCTGTATTGCTCGGCACGCAGCTTCATCTGCGGCAAGCCAGGGTACTGCCAGTAGCCGTCCGAAATGATTTTGGCACTTGCGGAAGTGTGGAGCTCAACGTCGTCTTTTGTGCCGAATACCTTGAATGACCTTGTGTAAGACGACGTTGCCTTCTTGCCCTTGCGGACAATCGTCGCTTGCCGTGAGTCGCCGTCCTCAATCCACGTAAGTGCCATTACGCTGCCACCTTTCCGCCGCCCTGAGCAACAAGC